GAACCAGGTAGAGTCACGGCATCGGAGAGCGGCCGCCCCTTCACCCAGTGCTTGAAGTACGCCCACGCCTGCTCGACGTCCTGTGGCCCCATCTCAGCGAGCAACTGCATCTCGGCCTCTTTGTTGTGCCCCGACTGCTTCTCGTCGCGCAGGTACTCTCGCACCCCGGGCAGATGCGTCAGACTCGAGCGCCCCCACGGTGTGTGCTTCCACCCCGCACGCGCCTGCCCCACCTTGTACCCACCGTCGGCGTCCTGAGACTCGGAAGACCGGAACACCCAACGACGAACCGGCTTGCCGTCCATGTTCTCGTACACGTTGAGCGCATCGTTCTCGGCGTGAGTGCCCTGCAGCCACTGTTCGAACTCCCCCTTCAAGCACTCGTCGGCTTCACTCTTGTAATTGGCCACGACGCGGTCAAGGTACACCCCCCGCTGCTGCTCGTCGAGGCCGGCGGTGTCGTACTTGTAGCGATCGGACATCAGCGCGCGCTTGAGGTACTCCGCCTCGTACCGCGGCCAAGCTTGTGTCACTGCCGCGTCTGCGCGCGAACCGACGTTGCCACCTCCAGTGGTCCCCGCCGAGTCGGATACTGGCAGTGGACCGCGTGCATCCCATCCCCAAGTCATCACTCTTCTTCGGTGAGATTTTCTCAGTACTGGGTATCTCATGAACACGCAGCAGGGCACGCCGGCGTGGTTCGACGCTCGGAGGGGCAAGCTGACGGCGTCGCGGTTCGGCGCAGCGGCTGGGATCTGTCCGTACACCAGCCGCGCGAAGGCACTGCGTCTGGCGGTGGGCACGGAGAAGTGGACGGGCAACCTGGACGCGTGTCGGTGGGGCACGACGAACGAGAAGAACGCCATTAAGGACTACATGGTGCGCACCGGCAACGTCGTCAAGAGTATGGGCTTCGCGACGCACCCCAACTACGACTGGCTCGGCGGCTCCCCCGACGGCTTGGTGGGCGACGAGGGCATCATCGAGGTCAAGTGCCCCTTCGTCAAGCAGGTACCGCACGTCAAGATCCCGCCCGTCTACTACTGCCAAGTCAACGGTCTGCTCGAGATACTGGGTCGCAGGTGGTGCGATTTCATCAGCTGGACGCCGACTGGCATGAAGATCTACCGGCTGTGGCGGAACACCGAGCTGTTCGACTTCCTCCTCGACCGCTACGTCATCTTCTACGCCAGCATGAAGCGCGGCTGCGACAAGCTCCCGCGGGTGAGAAGTGTCGATAAGAAGCTGATTCTGGAGCGCATCGCCGAAGCCGACGAGTACACCGCTTACCAATTCTGGCAGTACGTCGAGCCCGGCTACCTCAAGAATCGCTGGGATGGCCCGCCGTCCGATCCGTACGAGAGTGATACGGACTCGGAGCCTTCTTCTAAGCGGAGTAAAAATGCAAGTCCCGTGGGGGAGTTGCCAGCTGCGCGGAGCTCGGCCTGACATGGTGCCAAGTGACCTCGGAGTGTACACCGTGAGCGAGCACCCCAGATGCAAGTTAGAGCAGCGTCGGAAGGACTGCAACGCACCGACTTCGGGGGGGGTCCCGACACAGAGCATGCGCGTTGGCGATAACATTGAGGGCATCGCGGAGCTCGACGGGAGGCCTGTGGAGGAGATCGCAACGGAACAGGGACTGATTCGCCTTCCGTACGGCGCCGTTGCCGATATCAGTTACACCCCCAGTGCAGCCGTCCTCGAACTGCTCCCCCACAGTGACGACCGGCGTACTGTTATTTCTGATCGGTACTACAAGTGACAATGAAGCACTTCATCAAATTCACCGATCTCGACGCAGCGCAGATCGCATTCACGCTTGGGGCCGACCGGTCGGGTAAGGTGACGGTCAACATGACGTACCAGCCAGCCGGTGGTGACGTCGCGATGGTCACGGCACCTGCGATCACGATGTGGCCTCGGTGCAGCGGCGACGGCAACTTTGGTACCATGTGGGGGCCGGCAGACGTCACAAAGGCGAAATTCACGCTCGACATGGGCGACTACCCGATTAACGAGAAGCCGAACGAAGATTTCGAGCTCTTCAAGGCCAAGATGGAACGGATCGACGACTTACTACTCGACTTCGTTACCGAGAACCAGCTGAAGATTCTCGGCCGCAAGAACCTCTCGAAAGACGAGGTCAAGATGCTGCAGATTCGTAGCGTGCGTCCGAAGTACGACAAGCACTCGGGCCAGCTCAACGGGTATAACATCAACCTGAGCACACCGAAGTTCGCCTGGGACGGCATGGGCGGCAAGTACGCGCGCTGCATCACGGTGTGCGACCACAAGGGCATCACCATCCCGAACGGGCAGGTGACGCCGGGGGACGTCGTCGCCGCCACCATCTACGCGAATCAGGTTTACACCGGCGTCGGCGGCGACAAGTTCGGCATCCATTGGAGCTTCCAGGACGTCTCTGTAGTGTGCCAACGCGCGAGCCTCGAGCAGAAGAAGGAGGTGGTCGCGTTCATGGAAACTGATTGGGCCTTCGGTAAGCCGTACGTCGACCAAGTTTCTGAGGTGAACGCAAACACGTATGACGGAACCAGCCAGTTCGGCGCGTGAGCCGAAGAAGACGTACGGCACCAACGCGACGATGCCCGTGCTGATGGCGGACAAGTATGCGGAGATTGAGCTGCCGGCCATTCCCGAGTGGGACCCGATGGCGGACCCGGACAGCGAGTGTGGTCTAAAGATAGACGCGACTATCGTGTGTGTGGGGAAGCGACGGACGGGTAAGTCTTGGGCGTTACGAAACATCATGTACCTCATGAAAGATACGATCCCCGCGGGTATAGTCATCTCCCAAACCGATGAGCTAAACAAGTTTTGGCGCGATTACGTCCCCGCCAAGTTCATCTTCCCTAAGTACGAGCCCGAGATACTCGACGCCGTGTTCAAGCGACAGAAGGACATACTCAACGACAAGAACCTTACAGACGCCGAGAAGGACAAGATGGCCCCCTTCTTCGTGCTACTCGACGACGTCATTAGTGATCAGAGACTCAAGTACGATGAGAACCTGATGGAGCTGTTCGTTGCGGGGCGTCACTACCGCCTCTTCGTGATGATCACCACGCAGTACGCAAAGGCCATCACGCCCGTGTTGCGCGGTAACACCGACTTCTGCCTCATCTTCAAAACCATCCAGGGTCGGCAACGCGAGGCGCTGTGGGAGGACTTCGGCGACTTCCTAACGAAGGATGCATTCAACCGCATGGTGGACGCGTACACCGAGGACAACGAGGTGCTGGTCGTGAACACGTGCCCCGAGAACCACGTCGACCCGATGGAGATGTTGCGCTGGTGGAAGGCACAGGAGATCCAGCCGTTCCGCATGGGTAGCAAGGAGTACTGGGAGGCCGCAATGAACGCCGATTCGAAGGTGCCGCCGCGCGAGGGACCGGAGAGTGCGTCACAGTTCCTCTCCGCGAAGGACATCATGCCCAAACCATGGGACCAGTTCGTCAAGTAGGCATTTTTCTTGCGCGATTAGAAGCATGACCTCGCGAGCCATCCAGCTGTCGGTTACTCAGGTCGCGGTAGGCACCGTCATCGGATCAGTCGTTGAAGCCGTACTGCCGAAGCCGACCGAGGGCGCTTCACTGACGAACCAAGTGTTTGAAGCTCTAGTTCAGGTGGGATTGAATGGCGCCGCCCTAGCCACTTTTGCCGGTCTAGTTCGCGGAGAAGGCGCTGATCCGACTTTCGGGATACCGTTTGTGATGAGTCTGTATGCATCGCAGCCCGAGTTGGCACGTCGCCTCGCTGCACTATCGTTTGTAGTAAAAGCTCAGGTTGCTCAAGCTTCACGGCAAATGGCGCAATCTGCTGGAGGCCGGTGACTTCCCAGCCGACGTTCTTCACCATCGCCTCCCACATCTCGTCGAGGACCTTCAGCTTCTGCCGTGACTTGATGAGTGGGAAGAACATGCTGAATTGCGCGCACCCGAGACGCTGGAACAGGCGGCAGAACACGTAGTTGTAATTGAGGAAGTTCTTGCGCCCTTCCGCCTTGAAGTGGTTGAATGGCTGCTGCAGCTCGGTGAACGAGGCGTCCAGCATCTCGAGCAGCTTCGCGCCGGGCTTCGGGGGCTCGATTCCAGTAATGCGTTGGATGATCTGCAGCCACTTCTCGATGTAGAGTTGCATGTTTAGAGATCGGAGTACTCCGCGGATAACATCCTTGTTGATAATGGCGTGTGAGCCGTCGAGTAGGCTCTCCGCAATGCGCAGAAAGTCGTCATACGGGATCGCACTCTCTTGCAGAAGCAGCTGAGAGATGCGCTCGTGCCAATGATGAATGCGCTTGTAATTAGAAGTAGAGTGCCGCAGAGGATAGCGTACCGCATCACCATCGCCGAAGCCAACGTCAAAGACGCCACCGCAATTGCTGCACACGTCGTAGTAGGCATGTATGTGACCGGGGTTGGTGCCACGCATGTACTCGCTGCTACCACAGTTGCGACACACATCGCGGAGAATCGGTGCTTCGCGAGCAGCAAGCAGCTCATCCAGATCAACGAAAGCAGCGTCAACATCATCCTGCGTCCAGAAGGCCATCGCATTCACGCGCTCGCTTTCTGAAGTGCTCGGAAAATGATCGTTCACACTCAGCTATCTTTCCAACCGATTTGGCAACGATGTTGAAGGAGATTGACTGTTTCGTCACCAAGGAGCCGGTGAGCTCCACTGATCCGGAGGCGGGGAACGTGGACGAGTACATGGGGTCGGTGTGGTCTGTCGCGCTGCACCGCCCGATCGCTGCGTCGACGTCTTCGGTGAGCCACGCGATGGGCGTCCCGTGTAGCGCTGTTTCCATAGGAACTGATCACAATCAGTTCCTAGTGTCGGATAGTGATGTGTTCGACATGTTTCAGAACAAAGAGTTTGGAACGGGAAGCGAGGTCGAGATCAACGTTTATAGCAAGAAGTACCTACGGAATGGAGGGACCAACCAATCAGCGAACGACATCATCGTAGAACCCGGGAACCTATTCTACCTATGCGACGTGGATACTAGTACATCTAACACTGTTAGGTTCGGCTTGGCGTGGCGACCCTTCGCTACTGGTGGCAACCCAGGTGCTGAGTTGCAGAAGATCTACATCCCAGACCCGAAGTTCGCACAGAAGGGGTCGGGGGTTCATGCCGATTTCGTCACTGGTGACATCCGGTTCACCTTCCGTAAGGTCGATCCGGTGGCGTATGTGGTTAACAAGATGTCTTCATGGATAATGTCTTCGAACGCCGACGCGCCACTCT